ATCGAGGGCATCCAGTCCGACAAGCTCAAGATCCACTCGCGGTCCTTCGGTGAGGCGTGGTCCGAGGTGATGCGCCTGGCGCTGTTGATCGAGGGCAACGAGAAGGCGGCCGACCCGGTGATCTCGGTGGTGTGGGGCGAGTTCGATCGCCGCACCGCCACCGAGCAGGCCAACCTCGCCCAGATCGCCAACAACCTCGGCGCCCCGAAGTCGTCGGTGTTCGCCATGTTCCCCGGCGTCGACCAGGCCGAAGCCAACCGGTGGGCCGTGGCCGCCATCGCCGACGACCTCAGGGCCGCCGCATTGACCCCCACGGCCGCCGCTCCCGCCCCGCCAGCCGTAGAGGCTCCCGTTGCCCCTTGAGGCAACCTCGGCCGCCTACGCCCGGCAGGTCGAATCGCTCGCCGCGGAGACCCGCCGCCGCCTGCTGCGCATCTGGGACTCGCTCGCACCGTGGGGTGATGCCGAGCTCGACGAGTTCCACCGAGTCGCCCGCCCACTCATCGAAGCCTCCGCCCGGGTGAGCATCGATCTCTCGACCGCCTACCTGGAGGCCACGTTCCCCGGCCAGGTCGGCACCGCGTCCGAGCTCATCCCCGCCGACGCGGCCGCCCGCCTGTTCGACCCGGCCGACCGGATCGGCCGGCTGATCGCCAACGGCGCCACCTTCGACGAGGCCACCGTGGCAGCCCGCCAGGTCGTCGACGACCTCGGCCACGACACCGCCTTCCGGTCCGCCCGCGAGTCGCTCGCCGACGCCGCACCACCCCGCACGAAGTGGCAACGACGAGTATCCGGGACCTCCTGCAGGTGGTGCCTCTCGCTCGCTTCGGCCGTGTTCCCCTCCGCCGCCTCGGCCACCTTCGGCCACACGCACTGCGTGATCGGTTCAACCGTTACGCACGCCACGGCGACGCGAAGTCTTAGTCGCCGGTGGTATGCGGGTGAGTTCATCGTCATCCGCACTTCCGCTGGAGACGAGCTCACCATCACCCCGAATCACCCGGTACTCACGAACCGAGGATGGGTGCCGGCCGGTCTCCTCACAGAAGCCGACGATGTAGTCCGCTGCACCAGCATCAAGCGGGACCCGGTCGTGGTTCCAGACGAAGATGATGTGCCAACCAGCGTCGAGGATCGCTTTCGTTCGGCGATGGTGGGTGGCCTTGTAGCCATGCCATTTGCCCCCGAGGACTTCCACGGCGACGCCGGGAACGGCGAGGTCCACGTTGTACCGGCCAACGGCAACCTCTCGATGGGGTCGCAGCCCCCGCTTTCGCAACATGGCCAGGAGCTTGCGCTCCCCGGTCGACGGTGGGCGGGGGTTCATCTGTCGGGCCTGTGCAGCCTTCACCAGCACGCTCTCCTCGACGGCCTTCCCACGGACGGCATCGTGGGCCTTGGAGACCTGGGACTTCCGTTCCTCGGCCGTCATCTTGGAGGCCCGGTTCTTCCCGGCCTCCGACCTGCCCCGTATCTCGGCTCCGCCATCCACCAGCATCCGCCGCAGGGCGATGCGGGAGATGCCGTAGGACTTCGACAGGGCCAACTCGCTCTCCCCGCCTCGGTACCGGGGTATGAGGTCATCGGGGGTGGGCAGCAAGCCTCTCCGGATTCTGGAATCCGCCTTCTCCGACGTCTCGCCGGCCAGGTCTCGCTCGACCGCATCGCCACACTCCGCCGGGTGAATCTTGCCTGCCACGTCTACAACCTCTCCACCGGTGACGGCTGGTACGCCGCCGATAACATCGTAGTACATAACTGCGACTGCCTGCCCCAGCCGGTCGAGGCGGTCGCCGAGCACAACCGGAAGCTCATCGATGCCGCCGGCGGTGATGTCGAGGTCCGCAAGTACAAGCAGCTCGGCAAGCTCCGCCAGTCCGAACGCACCGCGCAACGTCGCCAGAAGCAAGCCCGCCTCGAGCAGCTGACGGAGCGCGACCCGGTCCGTCGGGAGCGTCTGTCGATCCGCGAGCAGGAGTGGGAGACCCGGGCCGAGCGCGCCGCCGAACGGATCCGCCAGCTCACCACCGGCACCCACCAGCTCTAATCCGCCGTCAGCACCCGCTGACGGTTCCACGCCCGACATGGGCACCCGCCACCCGACATGGGAGACGTTTAGCATGACCGATCCAGCACCGGACCCGGCCCCGTCGCCGAAGCCCGACCCCGCACCGCCCGCACCGGCCGATCCTCCACCGGATCCACCGGCGCCCGAGGACCCTGCCGCCGAGATCGCTAAGTGGAAGCACTTCGCCCGCGAACACGAGAAGGCGGCCAAGGCGAACGCCGACGCCGCCCGCAAGCTCGCGGAGATCGAGGACGCCGCCAAGACCCAGGCCGAGAAGGACGCCGAAGCCCGAGCCGCCGCCGAAGCGCGCGCGACGAAGGCCGAGACCGACCTGCTCCGCCTCAAGGTGGCATCGGCCAAGGGCATCCCGGCCGACCTCGCCGACCTCCTCACGGGGTCGGATGAGGCCGAGATGGGAGCGGTCGCTGACCGTCTGCTGTCCATGAGGTCGACGGGCACCCCACCCGCGGGCTCCGCCGACGGTGGCCCCAAGGGCACGCCGCCCACACCACCCGACATCGACGCACAGATCGCCGCGGCCCAGGCCAAGGGCGATGTGCGAACGGTGATCGCCCTCAACAGCCAGAAGCTGGCCGCCGCGGCAACCAGCTGAGTACCGACCCCGATCCCGGGGCCGTCCAACCCCATCACCCTCCCCGAAGGAGACCGCCATGTCCGGGATCACCGGCCTCGGTACCACCTACAACCTGCCCAACTACACGGGCATTCTCTACGCGCTCACGCCCACCGACACCCCCCTGTTCTCCGCGATCGGTGGACTCACCGGTGGCGGCCAGACCTCGAGCGATTCGTTCGAGTGGCAGGGCTTCGACCTGCGCGACGCCTCCCAGCGGACCGCGCTCGAAGGGGCGAACGCCCCGACGGCCGAGTCCCGCGTCCGGCAGGCGTTCGACAACATCGTGCAGATCCACCACGAGACGATCGACGTCTCCTACTCCAAGCTGGCCGCCACCCAGCAGAAGGCCGGCGTCAACAACGACGCCATGAACCCGATCGCCAACGAGCTCGACTGGCAGACCCGGACGATGCTCGTTCAGATGGTCGCGGACGTGGAGTACTCGTTCCTGCACGGCCGCTACCGGAAGCCCGCCGACAACACCACCGCCCGCCGCACCCGCGGCCTCCGCCAGGCGATCACGACCAACATCGTGAACAAGGGCACCCTCGTGGTGTCGGCCGGCCTCTCGGCCGCTGCCTCGACGGACAAGATCACCGCCACGGCCCACGGCCTCAACAACGGCGACAAGGTGTTCCTCCGCAACGCCACGGCCGTCGGCCTGTCGGACGTGCCCACGTACTACGTCGTGAACAAGGCCACCAACGACCTGCAGCTGGCCCTCACCTCGGGTGGCGCTGCCGTCGACATCACCGTCGACGGAACCGTCGATCTCTACACCGTGTCGGCCACCGTGCCCACCCCCGAGATCATCGGCGAGTTCGTCCAGACCGTCTACGACAACGGCGGGATGGCCGAGTCCGGCACGGCGACGCTGATCGTCGGGTCCACCCAGAAGCGGGCCATCACGAAGGCGTACGTCGACGCCTACGGCAAGGCCGACCTCACCCAGGGCACCCGCAACGTGGGCGGCGTCAACCTCACCACCCTCGAGACCGACTTCGGCGTGCTGAACCTCATGCTCAGCCGTCGGATGCCGAAGCACGAGATCGTGGCGTGCTCGCTCGAGCAGCTCATCCCCGTGTACCGGGAGATCCCCGGCAAGGGCCACTTCTTCGCCGAGCCGCTGGCCAAGACCGGCGCCTCGGAGAAGGCCCAGCTCTACGGCGAGGTCGGACTGGCCTACGGCTCCCAGATCAGCCACGGCGTGCTGACCGGCCTGGCCATCTGATCGTGACCACGCTCGCGAGCATCGAGGACTACCTCGCCATCACCGGGAAGGACCCGGCCGCCGTCGACTTCGACCGCGTGCTGCGCCTCCTGGAGATGGCGTCGTCCTCGGTGCTCGCCAGCGCGCACGGTCAACAGATCGTCTCCGGGCCGTTCAACGCCACCGTCCAGCCCGCGGCCGGCGTCGCCCACCTCCCGCAGCGCCCCGTGTCCGCCATCTCCTCGGTGATCGCGGATGGCACCGCGGTCGCCTCTCCGGGCTGGCGGTGGGAACCGGGCGGGCACCGGCGGCCGGCACGTCTGATCCGTCGCGTCGACGGCCATGTCGCGCCGTGGGCCGGCGCCGAGCTCGTCGTGACCGGCACGGCCGGATGGGACCCGATCCCTGGGCAGCTCGTCGCCGCGGTCGTCGCCATGGCCCACGGCGTGGCCGAGAACAACGGATCCCCAGCGCTCGCATCCGAAGGCGCCGGACCGTTCAACGCCAGCGTCGTCCCCGGCCACGTGCAGGCCCCGAACATGGCGCTCACCGACTCCACCCGGGCAATCATCGACGACCTCTGCGGCGTCGCCCGCGGTGCCTCGGTGGCGATCATCCGGGAGTGGCCGTGACCCTCCTGCGCACCCGGTCGATCACGCGCCTGCGCCCCAGCGCCTCCGGGTTCGACGCCGACGGCGACCCCGTGGCCGCCACCACGACCGCCACCGAGATCACCGGAGTTCTCCTCGCTCCACGCACCGACCTCGGATCGCTCGGCGAGGTGAACGGGCGCGGCCGAAACGGCGTCGTCGTCGGCTTCACCGCCTACTTCCGGCCGGGGTCCGACGTGACCCGGTTCGACCTGTTCGAGATCGACGGCGCCAAGTGGAAGGTGACCGGCGAACCCGGCCCCTGGGTCGGCCACATGGTCGGCGGCATCGAGGTCGCGCTCGAGCGGGCGGAGGGCTGATCGATGGCGTTCAAGCTCGACCGGTCCGGGATGGCCGACATCGCGAAGTCCGACCTCGTGCGCGGCATGGTCCGCGACGCCGCCGCCGAGGTGGCCCGCAACGCCCGAGCGGCCACCGACCTGCCGGTGACCACCACCGATGGCACCACCGACCGCGCCGTGGTGACCGTCACCATCGCGCACCCAGGTGGCGCCGCCTCCCAGGCCAAGAACGGCACCCTCACCCGGGCCGCGATGGCCGCCGGCCTCGACGTGCGGTCCTGATGGCTGACCGCTTCCCCGACCCCGAGAAGGCCCTGCGGGCCCTGCTCGACACGCTCACCCCGTCGCCGATCACGGTCGGCATCGGCGTCCCCACCACCTGGGGCTCGACTTCGCCCGCCCACCTCCAGGTGGGATGGGACGGGACCCGCACCCCGCGGCACCGTGTCGCCGCCGTCGCCCTGATCCGGGTCACCGCCTGGGCGTCCACCACCTCGACCGCGAAGGCCACGGCGCTCGACGCCGAGGCCCGCCTCTGCGCCCACGACGGCACCGGCGCCATCTCGGCGATCGAGACCGCGACCGGCGTGTTCCCGGCCCGTGACACCGACACCGACGCCGAGCTCGCCTCGTTCACGGTGCGAGTGACGGTCCGGTCCCAACCGCTCACGTAGCGGGCCCCCAACACCCCACCACCTCGCGTCGCCGTTGGATCGGCCGCGTTCCCCGATCAAAGGAGGCCCCCCGTGGCCAACGACCCATCCCTCGCCGAGCTCTGGCCCGACGCCGACGTCCTCATCGCCCCCCTCGGCACCGCCATCCCCGCCACCATCAACGACCCGTGGCACGCCAACTGGAAGATGGTCGGCTGCCTCGACGGCGACGCCGGTCTCCCGCAGTCGCGCAGCGTCGACAAGGCCGACAAGTTCTTCTGGGGCGGCGGGCTGCTCCGCTCCACCCGGAAGAACTTCAAGCTCACCCAGAAGTTCACCGCCCTGGAGATCGGCAACGAGGTGGTCCACTCCCTCGCGTGGCCTGGCTCCACCGGCTCGGTGCTCAAGGTGCCCGAGATCCAGCGGGTGCTCGTCGCGTTCGAGCTCACCGAGGGCACGAAGAAGAAGCGGCTCATCACCGAGTACGAGGCCGAGGTCGACCTCATCGGCGAGACGAAGGACGCCGAGTCCGAGGTCACGATGTACGAGTTCGAGGTGACGTTCTTCGCGAACGCCGACTCGGAGCTCCTGCGTCGCCAGCCGGCCATCGGTGGACCGGTGGTCTCGTCGCTCCTCATCACCGGCGACAACACCCTCGTTGTGGGCGACATCAACTCGCTGGTGGCGACCGCCACCTACGACGACGCCTCCACCGCGGACGTCACCGCGGAGGCCGACTGGACCTCGGCCACCCCGGCCAAGGCGACCGTGCCCTACGGCGCCGGGTTCGTGCTCGGCGTCGCCGCCGGGACCTCGGTCATCACCGCCACGTACGGCGGCAAGACCGACACGGAGACCGTCACCGTCTCCTGACCCTGATCGCCTCCCGGCCCGGTCGCGGTGCTCCGCCCGGGCCGGGAGGTTCCCCCCCGTTTCACCCATCCCGAGCACCGACCCACCCATCCAGGAGCACCCATGAGCACCAAGTCGAAGCCCGATCCCGAGTCCACCCCCGACGACGAGCCCACCGTGGCCATGACCGAAGTCGAGTGGGGCGGCCGCACGTGGGAGGTAGCTGCCGACCCCGATGACTGGCCGCTCGCCGCCGTCGAGGCCCTGGAGCTCGGCCGCGGTGTCGGGTTCCTGCGCGCCATCCTCGGCCGCCGTCAGATGGCCATCTTCTCCGGACCCGGCCGCACCGCCCGAGACGCGAACCAGCTGATGGACGCGATCATCGAGGGCGTGGCCGAGGCCAAGACGGGGGAATAGCCAGCCTCCTCCGCCTGGTCCGCGACCACACGGACGCGGTGGAGGCCGCCATCCTCGCCACCTACCCCGGGGTCCACCTCCCGGAGCGGTGGCGCCCAGGTCCCGCCCGGGACCGCCCAGCGCCCTCGTGGCGCCGCCTCGTGACCCTTGTGCGCCACCTCCCCCCAGGCAACGCCCTTGAGCGTGTCCTGCGCCCCGACGTCGGCGAGTGGGGCGTGGTGCACCAGCTCATCGACGACACCCGGCGGTCGATCGTCGGCGCCCTCGGTGTGAAGGACCCGGTCCCGCACCCGATGGCCCCGCACGCCAAGCCCCAGGGCGTCACGCCGGAACGCGTCGCCGTGCTCGCAGCGGCCCAGGCCCGAGCCGAGCGCTTCAACGCCAGATGACCCCAGGAACGGAGGTGATCACCCATGACCGCTGGAAACGTCGGCTACGCCAGCATGCAGGTGATCCCCTCGTTCCGGGGGGTCTCGGCGATGATGGAGCGCGAGCTCGCCGGGATCATGCCCCAGGTCGGCCAGCGCGCCGGGGCCGCCGCCGGCGCGGGGTTCACCGCCGGCATGGGTCGCGCCCTCAAGATCGGTGGGCCGCTCGGCCTCGTGACCGCTGCTCTCGCCAAGTCCATCGGCACCGCCGCGGACTTCGAGCAGAAGCTCTCCGCAGTGGCCGCCGTATCGAGCGCCACGGGCGGCCAGCTCGACTCCCTGCGCGAGAAGGCCCTCCAGCTCGGCGCCGACACGTCGTTCTCGGCGTCCGAGTCGGCCACGGCCATGGAGGAGCTCGTCAAGGCTGGCGTGTCGGTCGAGGGCGTGCTCGGCGGCGCCGCTGACGCAGCGGTCGCCCTGGCTGCGGCCGGTGGGGTCGACCTGGCCACGGCTGCCGAGATCGCGGCCAACTCCATGAACACCTTCAACCTGGCCGCCGGTGACCTTCCCCGGATCGCCGACCTGGTGGCCGGTGCCGCGAACGCCAGCGCGATCGACGTCAACGACTTCGGGTTCAGCCTGGCCGCGGCCGGGTCGGTGGCCGACCTCGTGGGCCTGTCCTTCGAGGACATGACCGCCGGGATCACCGCCCTGGGCAACGCCGGGATCAAGGGGTCAGACGCCGGCACCTCGCTCAAGGCCATGCTGATGCGCCTCGAGCCGACCACCGACCGGGCTGCCACCTTGATGGGCGAGCTCGGCATCGTGACCGCCGACGGGGCGAACCAGTTCTTCGACGCCTCCGGCCGGATGAAGTCGCTCGCAGACGTGTCCGGTGTCCTGCGGACCGCCCTCGAGGGCCAGACCGAGCAGCAGAAGCTCGCCACCCTCAACACCCTCTTCGGGTCCGATGCCATCCGGGCCGCCGCGGTGCTCTACGACGAGGGCGCCGAAGGGATCCGGGGCCTGAACGAGGAGCTCGGCAAGACGTCGGCCGCCGATGTGGCCGCCACCCGGCTCGACAACCTCAAGGGCGACCTGGAGCAGCTCTCAGGATCCATCGAGACCTTGGCGATCAACGTCGGCTCGGTCGCGATCCCGTTCCTGCGCGACCTTGCGTCCGGGGCGGTCGACGTGGTCAACGTCCTCTCAGACCCGCCCGAAGGCTTCTTCGATCCGCTGATCGGCGCCGGTCGGGACCTGGTGTCCACCGGCGAGAACATCGTCGACCTGTTCGGCGAACTCGTGGACGCCGGCCGGCCGGCCGTGGAGCTCGGCGCCAAGCTCGGTGGCGCCCTGGTGGTGGGCGGCCTGACCGTGTTCGCCGAGGTTCTGGAGCGGACGACCGGGTTCCTCGCGGACCACTCCGATGCCGTGATCGTGGTCGCTGGCGCCTACGCCGGGCTCCGCGCCACGTTCGTGGCCCAGGCTGCGTGGACCGTGATTGCGGGCGGCGCACAGGCCGCCACCGCCTCAGTGGCGGCCCTCCGGGGCGCGATCGCCAGCCTGGCCGCCACCCGGGGCGTGTCCCAGGTCACGGCCAGCTTCGGCATCATGCGCGCATCGATCGCCGAAGCCCTCACCGGGGTGACCGGTCTGGCCATCGGAGTCGGCGCGCTGGCTGGTGCTGCCGCCCTCGGCTACGTCCAGTGGCAGAAGTGGGGGCAGGCCGGTCGGGACATGGCCGAGCAGTCCGGGATCTCGACCCTGCGCGACGGCATCGATGGCACCGCGTCGAGCTACTCCTCGATGG